TTCTGTAATACAGCACTATCAAGAACTTTACAATCAGCTCCAACATAAGAGTCTTCCGATACAGTTGCAGTATCAGCAACTTGACCACCGCCATTCATATGTATTTTCATAGTTTTACCTTCTTTCTAATTGCAATAAACTTTTCAATCCAATCTTTGGATTTTTCAACAAAGATGAGTGGATGACCATCATCAACCATCATCATGATCACAATCTGCTTTGGCAACAACCCAGTTCGTTCAAATGTCATCATAGCATAAGCTGACGCTTGAGTAAAGTATCCGCTGATATCTTCCCGCTTCTTTTCCCGTTTGCTGGTCTTGAAGTCAATAATTGATAGTTGTTTATCCCACTCAGCAAGACAGTCAACTCTTCCTGCTACTCGCAACTTGTCTGAATATAGTGGAACTTCGAGCCCATATATTTTTCCAACATGTTTATCAAGCAAAGGTCTGATCTGACCGAATGTAGCAATGTTTGCTGGCATGTGACCTCTAGTGTATTTAGGATCATTATTCAGATAGTTTTCTGCCAACTCATGGACAGCAGTTCCTCTACGAGCTGCTTGAGCTGAAATTTTCCGAACTTCTTCTTCGCCAACTCTTGCTTTCCAATCATCAAGCCAACTGTTATCAGATGCCTTGCCAATCACAGTCGTTACAGATGGATAACGGTTGCCTTCTGGTGTTGTGTAGACTCTACCGATACCTTCTACTATTTCAGCAGATAGTTCCGGAAGATCTAGTGTGACGTGTTCAAACGTCTTCGTCAATGTCCTCAATTTTCAGTCCTCCAAACTTCATTCTAAACTCGGGCAGCTTCAGCCCTTTCAAATCATAATCTTTGCGGGCGTAACTTAAACTGATGTGCGGTAAAAACTCGGACCATTTATTAATTTAGAAAAAGAAAACGGTCGATGCTTTAGCATGACCCGATGAATTTTTATAGTAAATAATAACATTTTTTCTCAAAAAGTCAACATTTCCAGTTTCTAAAAGTAATAAATAGAACTATATGAAACGGCAATCGCGAGCTCCTACCCTCCATTGCCTCTAGTCAACGAGAAGTAAATGACCAGCAATAATAAGTCTATTTATAAGAGTTTCAAGTTCCGCTTGTATCCAACTCAAGAACAAAAAGTGTTCTTTGAAAAATCAGCCGGATGTTCTAGATTCGTCTATAACAAACTACTTGAATCAAGCATCGCTGAATACCAATCTTCAGGCAAGTTCATTCTTGGTTTTTCTCTCACGAATAAGTTGGTTGAACTGAAAAAAGAGTTTCCATGGCTGAAGGAAGTCAACAGTCAGACGTTGCAACAAGCAAGCATGAATCTAGCAACTGCTTTCAAGAATCGGTTTTCAAAGAAAAGAAAGAAGCAAGCTGGATTTCCAAAATTCAAGAAACGTGGGAAACAAGATTCATTCATGATTCCTCAGCATTTCACCATCAAAAAGAACCAGATCAAGCTGCCAAAAATCGGTTGGGTTTCTTGTGTCACTCATAGAAAACTAGAAGGTAAAGTCAAATCAATAACCGTTTCCAAAGATGTTGACGTCTGGTTTGTATCCATTCTATGTGAACTGCCAGAAAAGACAACCTGTTATGACCTAAATAATGCAGTTGGTATTGATTTGGGTATTAAAACATTTGCTGTAACAAGTGATGGAGAATGCATCGGTGCGCCAGATGTGGAACTAGAATACAAAAAACTGAAAAAACTCCAAAGAAGACATTCTAAGAAAACCAAAGGAAGTAAGAATCGTGAAAAAGCAAGAAAGAAGGTAGCAAGACAATATCGTAAGATCCGTAGGATCAACAAAAACTTCGTGGAAACAACATCAAATCTCATAGCCAAGGACTATGATGTTGTTTCTTTAGAGACACTAAACATTCAAGGAATGAAAGCAAACAAGAAACTAGCACCATCGATACAAAAGTTATCTTGGTATAGTTTTATATCTGCTCTAGAGCGAAAGGTTCCAATTGTTCATCAAGTCAGTCAATGGTATCCATCCAGCAAGACTTGTTCTTGTTGTGGTTGGATTCGAAAAGACTTAAATCTTGGCGACAGAACCTTTAGCTGCGATAGTTGTGGGTTTGAACTAGACCGTGACGCTAATGCTGCAATCAATCTCTTGGATGAATGGAAAAGAACCGTTGCAACGGCGGGGATAGCCTGTGGAGAAGAAATAAGACCTGAAAGAACTATAGGTTCTGGAAGGCAAACTTCGGTGAAGCAGGAATACGGAATCGTTGGATTCCAAGCGGTCAATGCTTCAGCATGATCGTTGTTGACAGACACTCCATTCTGTGAATAGAACACGGTAGTGTGAAACTCGAATTCAGAAGGATCTTGATCAGCTTCATTATATGACTTGGTAAGATCAAACCCATTTTCTATACACCATTCGCGCAGCTTTGTTTGAGTTTCATCATCATAGATGACAGCAACATATTTTCTACTACACATGTTTTCTTCTACAAACATTTTAAATGGTTTCATACTGAAATACTAGGACCTCCTATTATTACTTTTCCGCTGCCTGTAGAAACTGTATGATCAAAAGGAGTCCCAGTATTGAACTTACTTCCGATTCTAACTGCGTGCTTTCCGCCTATTGTTACATTAGCAGCGCACAATGATGTAGTTGGCGCGTGAAACACTGGGGCTGTAACACATGGAACTCCATCAGGATGTGATAACATGGAATCGCCTTCCACTGCAACCAACTTACCTTCAACGAAAACTTTTGTGTTGGAGGTTCCTGCAGTAGTTTGAACTGTTGAAACGTCCCAATTCCATCTGTCAGGATCGGTGGCGCACAAAGCTCCTTGTGCGCCATCAGTGCATGCTATCTGGCTATCGCCATCAGCCCATGCAATTGGCTCAGACAATCTCCAGTTCCTCTTCTGCTACAATGAAGCTCTTTACGAAGCCAGAACGAACGATATCATCTACCGTAAACTGGATTGTATCAAAACAGTCTGAGTCCATACGATCAACTACTCTTTTGAACTGAGCAAGACCAGAAATATCTGCACGGTTCTTTGAATAAATCAAGTCATCCTGTTTAGTGTCACCGCAAAGAATGATTCTTGAGTCTTGCCCTAATCTTGACGCAATTGCCCTCAGCTCACCGTAATTGCAGTTCTGAATTTCGTCAACAATAATCAATGCATTGTCAAATGTCAACCCACGAATGAAAGAAGTACTCATAAACTTAATCATGTTCTTCTGTTTCATAATCTGATATGCATCACCCCGTTCAAACAGATCATTCACGATATCAACATATGGCGCTTCAAAATGTGCTGCCTTTTGTTTTTCATCACCGGGCATGTGACCCTGTTCACGTGATTGTACTGTTGATCGTACAATAATCACCTGTTTATATTTGTTATTTGCCATGACGTCTTTGAGAGCAAGATAAAGTGCAGTAAAGGTCTTTCCAGATCCCGCAGAACCAACTAGAAGAAGATTTTTTCCTTGTTGATACGATTCGAATGTTTTGCATTGATTTTCCGTTAGCGGATTAACTCGTTTCATTCCGAGCTTGGTATTCAACAGGTAATCAGTTTCCTTCTCGATACGGTTTCTTGCTCTTTTCGGAAGACGTCTTTGTTTTGACATATGAACTCCTATGTTGATTAGTTGCAGAAGGACTAGAAAGTATTGATTGAATCCTTCTTATGGTAGTGCTGCACATCGCGCAACACGTCTCGGAAACCATCATCTGGTTTCCGTTTTCCAAGTCTGACTGGATCGCCAATACCCGGGAACTTCGTGAATATTTGTTTGAAATGGGAATTGTCTTTGAGGTATTGCTCAAATTCAGTGAACTTCATGTTCACTTCGAACACTTCTTCTGTGTTTATATTCATTACACTATAAATAGGCATCCACCCTCCAAAATAATAATGCGGCACCCGTTGTGTAACAGACACCGCATTTTGTTTTCATTACAATATGACCTGTTACAGATCTATTTATACAAGCTCAGATCTCTCCAGTGACTATTTGATAAATTTCTTTCCAACTATACACCCTTTGTACATTTTCGGGGCACCAAAATTGTCGGTTGTAATGACGATCCATCAACAAAGGTTTCAATCCAAACTCCAACCCCATGACTGCTTGTTTCCCGATATCTTCAATCCAATAGCATTCAGTTCCTTCATATTCTTTTAGGTATTCAGGCTTGTGGGCTGAATGCTCTGACAGAATCACTCTTTCAAACACTGTAGTTCCAAACAAGTTATCAAGATTGGTCAGTCTTGCATCTAAGACAGCCGGTGTATTAGGAACAGCAGTGATAGCATGGAACACATAACCATGTTCTTCATGTAGCTTTCGTATGTATTTGATGGCATCCTTGACTGGAGGAAGACGCTTCAACATTGCACTTTCGTTGAATGCACGTACAAGATGTTCTGCTTCATCTTTGCTGATGCCATATTTTTCATCCATGTAGTAAGTACCAAGAACAGTGTCTTTGTAGCCCTTACCTACCATCCACATATGGAAAGCATGTTCATAGTAAACAACACAACCGTCAAGGTCCGTTAGAATCACATTTTCGTAGGGAATCAAAGTAAGCTCCTAACAGTTTGAATAGTAGTATTGCAGTCACGATGTTGAATAGAAATGCCGCCAAGTTCATTCCATGCAACACAGTTCTTTTCCATGTCATCAATCAAAAGATCACCTTGCTCATACATGAACAGACCTTTGTTTTTACCACCAATCACTGGCAGAATGACAATTTTGTCACAAAGATGTTCCCGAACCCATGCTTTCTTTTGAAGAGCAGACTTGTAATAATTTGATTTTGGGCATGACGTTAGAATAGTCACATCAAAACTATCCGTCAAAAACTCAAAGAGTTCTATTGCGCCCGGCATCAACGGCAGGTTCTCGTGGAACTCTGGATAGCTATTGATCTTCTTCCACAGAACATTATCATCTAATGTCTGAGGGCAAACACCGAATTTGTCTTTGAAATGTTTGTCGAAGTCGGCCATTACGCCATCAAGGTCAAGGTAGACGTTCATTATAAGCTCCTTTTACATCAATCACAATAATAATCTATACCGATTCGGATCAGTTGTCAATGTCCTTTACATCGAAAGAACTCATTTTTTCGTTCACCTTTTGTCTCTGTTTTCTTTTTCGGTCTTTAAGCTTGTTCCTTTTACGATGTTCATAGTCATCATTATCACCCCATTCATCATCATAAACATCTTCACGGAAGCGCCGAAATGATTTAGCCATCTTAGTTAGTTTCCTCTTTTACTACATTTAGGTCTGGAAATGCTTCATTTACAACTACTCTTGGTAACCCCTTCAATGGTTTCTGTGCAATCATTTTACAAAGAAGTTCAGCATCATTATCGTCAATATCTTCTAGTAGTGAAATGAACAACTGTTCGCGTTTCACTTGCTCAAGATGGTCATACCCACCGCCTTTTACAAAAATGCGAAGACGACGAGTCTCCTTATAAAGCATACCTTCCACACCAACATATCCATTCTTTTTCCAAGGAGGTGCTGTGTTTGGAATCAAGAACTCAACTGAAGGGTCATACATGAACTTGAGAATAGTTTTCAATGGAGCACTTTCGTGTTTTTTGAGCCATGCAATTTTATCTTCTTTAGTTTTTTGCTCGGTTGCTTTGGTTACAATTTCAGATAGTGAAAGTAGCATTTAGAAGTCTCCAATGTCTGTGAGGAGGTTTTTGAGTTTCTTTTCGATGAAGTAGTTGAATAGTTTTGACCGACCAATGTTCTTTTCTTGGTTGTAATCTTCAAGAATTTGATTCTTGTAAACTTCAGGGGTTTGTTCAAGATCAATCATCATCTTATTACGATGATACCGAATCTTAGTGGTTTCATCCATGTTGTCCATAGAATCCTTAAAAGCCTTCATTCGCTTTGCTGTCATTGGCTTTTGTCTTTCGCCTATTACAAGACAGTTATCAGGCGACAAAATGTTTGGAACACCATCTCCAGCATCGCCCTTGAACACGTGTTCAGTCAGATATTCATCGGGGGTTTTATGAGTGATGAACTTTTTCTTTACTGGATCGTATTGATCTACATTTGCATATTTCTGCAATTGAATGTAATCCTTATCACCAGAAAGAATCAGGAAGCGTTCAGCACCAGTATTGAGCTGGGTTCCATATTCATGACATACAACACCAATGATATCATCTGCCTCACAACGATCAATTTGTATTACTTTATATGGGAAATATTCTGATAGTTCATCACGAATGTCACCCATAATGCGAAAGAGTTCATTCCAATTCAAATCAGACTTTTCGCGACTTGTCCTTCTGTTGGCTTTGTAATAAGGAAATGCCTCGCGGCGCCATGAGTTTTTCCCATCGCAGCATATTACAAATTCACCATAGTCGTTTTTGAACTTTCTACGATTATGACGTAGTGATACCAAAAACATGTGTCGAATTAAATCATCACTCATTTCAACATTTGTGTGGTTGCCAATATTGGCAAACAAAGTTGCTAACATGACCTGTGAATAGTCCATAAGAATAGGCACTTTTAATCATCCTCATTAGGTTGTTCATTAATATTCATGTGTTCATTATAATCCATTTCAGCATCAATGTCAATATCCCCGAAAAGATCTTGTGCGATTTCTTGGAATAGATGATCGCGACCCTGTGAAAGCAAGTATGTGGCGGCAATCACTTCAGCCATACAGATAACCATTGGCATATACTCATTGTCAGTAAAGATACATTCACCAGTTTCTTCATGAAACCCATCGTGAATATAATCAATCATTTCATATGCAAACTCTAGTGCTCTTTTGTTCAGTGTTAGTTCACCTTGGATATCAACAGTTTCAGCTTTCTTAGCAGGGAACTTGATTATATTATTTGACATGATGTTCTTTCAATAAGTTGATCCATTTATGTTTGAATATATCTATGTTATGTCTCGGATTTTTATTTATCACCTTGTTAGTTCTCAGATCAGCAGACAGAATCGGGTGTATCATTCTATAAAATCTACTCACATGGTCTTCTATAGTTTCCGTGAATTCATACATGTAAGTATTCTGCCCTGCGGTCTCTGGTAATGCTCCAAGATTTGGATGTATAGCAACAACATCATGTTCTATTGCTTCTATTAGAGCAATACATGATGTTTCTTTCCAGATGCAAGGATACGGAAAGTAGTGTGCTCTAGCAAGATGTTCTCTGACCACTTGATTTGATTGAGCACCGTGATATGTGATGTTAGGATGTTCACGAAGTTTCTGAAATAACGGCTCGTAGCGTTTATCACGCTCTGCCCAGCCGTAAACACCGAATGATGAAAACACATCAAGATGGAGCTTGTCTTTCAGTTGTGGTTGTTTTGTGAGAGCATCAAATACTGGATATAGAAGTTCTAAGCCTCTATGCGGCGTAGTATGATAGATCAGATTTATTTTGTCTGTGGGCTTGTTATAGATCTCAGCCGGTTCAATGGCGTTTTCAATAACAGTACAGCGACTATACGGGATGTCAAATTTTTGGATGTATGAATCTCGTTGCCAGCAAGAAACAAATATGAACTTGGAGAACTGTTTCCACCCTTCATTTGCCAAGATTTTGTTCTCTGAATCTTCACTAAGATCATGACACCAGAACAGGTTGGGAACATCTGAGTATACTTGACGAACTCTTGATAGATGAATAGCTACATTCTTGAACAAATATGAGTCAACATTTTTCAGAAGCCTTGCGCGCATTTGTTCAGTACCGCCCATTGCTAAACGGGACTGATTAGTTTCGATGATCTCACCTTTATAGACGCAAGACATTAATCAGCATTTTCAAGAACGAAGGAAACAGAGTCAAAGCGGAAGCTCCTCCATGCTTCTTTTTCAAGGTCCCACACTGCTTGAACATCAGGATTCTCTTTGCGTGGCCTCTTTTCATTCTCTGAAACTGGTTGTTCTGGAATCAGGTCGGGGCGAAGTGTGCAGAGCATTTCACGTTGTTCGCCATTTGCCTTAGTGAATGACACTACAGTTTTACCCGAGTATAGAGCATCTTTGATTGATTGTTTATCAAGTACCATTTGTTTCCTCTTATGTCATAATGAAACGTTGTTTTTCTCGTGCTTTTGGGTCACCCCAGAGTTCATTTGCACGAACTCTGATTTTCCGTTCTTTCGTATTTTCACGATTCGGGTTGTCAATAGTCACCCAAGGATTTTGACCTTTCCAATACGCTTTCTGAACATTGACTGTCTTGGAAATAGGATCATTTGCTCGTGTTGACATTGAGCTTTTGCGTTCTCCATTAGAGGTAGATTTCATATTATAGTCACTCCTATTTGTGTTTTGCTGTTTCAAGTTTGAGTAAGTCAAGATCAAGTAGTATTCTGTAACTGATGTTTACAATATCTCCTTCTGGATCAAGTCTGAGTGTCGCAAGTAAACGATCCATGTATAACAGATGTTTATTTCTTGATTCTGCTATTCTAATACCATCTAAGATGCATTGGACATCATAAGGATTTTCTAGAAAGATTGGAATCTTGTGGATTGACATTAGCTTCCCTTCGTAGTATTTTTCTTATATTTTGGTGAAAGTCGCTAACGGATGTATTATTGTGAAGTCGATACATGCGGATTGGTAATGTTGGCTGTTTCGATTTTTGTATTTGATACTCTCGTTTTAATCCGAGGTCATCTTGCAAAATGCCGTGTATATAGTCCCGAGAATCTGACGAAAAAGAACATCCGGTGCGATACAACTGGACAACACAAATGTTATCTTGTCCAGTTGTATTTATTACCGGAATAATCTCTTCAATGAAGCCCCCGTCAGAGAAACAATATGACGATACTCGATCCATCTTTTCAGCTGTTTTTATGCCATAATAGTCTTTTCCATGTTTCGGTTTCATCACATTTTCAGAAACATGGATCAATGCCTGTCTTTTAGACAGACCGCCAAGTTCATTTCTTGAAAACTCTTTTAGTGTTCGGTCATTGTATCCATGCATGAACCATTCAAGTGAAACACCATAATAGTTAGCAGTGTCAATGAACAGCTGATCTTTCATTTGAAGATGTTTGAACCCGTAGTTTGTTTTCAAAAAGTGACACGCTTCATCCTTTCCAGAACCAGGCGGGCCATTGAAAATCACATGCATTCGTTTTCGTCTCCAAATGCAGTTTCCCACTCTTCGGCGGTGATACCAGATAAAATGAACTCTCTATGGTCGTCTGTCAAATACGGCATCAGATCTTGAATATTACCATAACCTTCTTGCCATGCCATGAAATCTTCTGGGTTGACTGGAATATCCATTGTCCGTTGAATACCTGAAATAACGCTTTTACGAGTGATTTGCATGTTGTAGTCTCCATTCTTTATAAGATCAATATATACCAGATCAGTTCACTTGTCAACCGAAATATGTCTCATTTTACAGATATAATAGGCGTCAACGATGTCACTCACCGGATTCCAGTTTTTGCCGACTTCAAGCCCAAACAGATTGAACAGATGCAAATCAGTCTCAGCAATGAATGCTTCCCACATGAGGTCTTTCCCAGCATTGCCACGCCCGCAGCCAAACTTTTTCACTGAAGGTGGTGCATATACTTCAAAATCAATACCAAAAGACCACATTTTGAACTTCAACAACCCGGTGTTTTCGCCTATCTCAAACAATCTACTAGATGAACTTCCATATGAATAACCTTCTAATCCAGCAGATTTTACTTTATGATTATTCATATGCTTCAGCGACCAATTAGATAAGTTATCAAATCGTTCCTGCTGCGAATCGTATTCTTGATATAGAGAACCGAGAAGTTGATCGGATTCAACGATGAGTTTTGGTTTTTTGGCAAGATAGTAGAATGTGCAGTTTTTGATGGACCAATCAACACCTTCATGAATGCAAATCGCCGGGCTATTGAAAGAATAATCCAGACCCGCAATAATAATAGACATAAACAAATAGCTCCTTTTGGAACTATTTATCACTTTGAAAAAGAAAACGGTCAATGCTTTAGCACGATAGTTGTTGACGGTGTTCAGTCCTTTGATCTGTCGTGATTGATTGCTTTATTTGGATCTGCTGATCTCCAATCAGGCCAATCTCTTTGCTCATTTTTTGATTGCTTTTCTTGAATCAGAATAGAACAAAGCATGGGGATATCATCCCACACACTCGAATTCTGTTTCATGCATTCCTCTAGGTCATATTGATTTGTTTCATCAAATGCAATACTACGCCACAAACCGTCAAGCGAAAGTAATACCAAATCGACCCATTCGCGCGGGTCATTGTCTCCATCTCTGATCTCTTGGACTTCTTGTTCAATATGATCAATAACGCCGTTCTGTCTCGTACCAGGCCCAAAAGTTGCTTTACTGAAAGCCATTTG